AGAAGGTACACATCAGATAAGACTTATCACACCTTTAAAACAATTTAATGAAGAAATTTTCTATGAAAAGCACAGAATTCATTACATTTCTGGTAAACCTGTTATGTGTTTAAATCAAACACTTAAAGACAAAAACGGAAATGTTCATGAAGCAGAAGACTGCCCTATTTGTGCAAAAGTAAGAAAACTTTACAAACTTTCAGAAGAAAATTCAGAAGAAAGAAAAGTTGCTTCTAGTATTTCTGCTAAAGACAGATTTGTTTCTCGTATTATTGTAAGAGGTAAGAAAAATTCAGAAGGCCAAGATGATGAAGTAAAACCAGAATTCTGGGAGTTTGGTAAAAAACTACATGGTTATTTCTTTGACCAAATTAATCTTGGACAAGCAGGTAATTTCTTATCTTTAAAAGATGGTAGAGATTTTAATCTTGTTAAAAAAGGTACAGGTAGAAACACAGACTATTCAAGCTCTTGTTTGAGTATGCAAACAAGTTCTATCTTTCCAAAAAGCCCTGCAGAACCACTTTCTTTAGATGCAGAAAAAACAAAAAAATTGTTAGACTATTTGTCAAAAATGGAGTATTCACAATTAGTTGAATTTAAATCTTATGACGAGGTTACAAGAATTTTAGATGAATTCTTTATGGAAGAAACAGCTCCAGCTGCAAAGCAATCGACACCTGTTTTTGAACCAGACCCATTAAATCCATTTGAACAAAGTACTACTTCTAATAGTAGTAATGACGAAGATGACATAGATGCAATTCTTGGTAAAATCTAAGAGGTGCTAAATGGCAAAATCTTTAGATGATATCATTAATCAAGAATTTACACAAATGGTTGATTTAAGCAAAGAAGAAGAAGCAGGTGAATGGCTTGATTCTGGAAACTATGCTTTAAATTATATTTGTAGTAAAAACTTTAAAAATGCCTATCCAATAGGTAAAATTTCAGCACTTGCTGGATTGTCTGGGACTGGTAAGTCTATGCTACCTGCTAATGCAGCAAAAGACCCTAAAGTTGATAATGTAATTGTCTTAGATTCAGAAGGTGGTGGTACTGGTAAATCTCTTTTTGAGTTTATCGGAGCACCACTAGAAAAAGTAAGATATATGACTGTTCAAACTTTGGATAATTACCGTGTTAATAAAAAGACTGGTAAAATTGAAGAAGTAGCAGAAAAAGATTTACCAAGTGGAAAAAGTAATGACTATGAATACCATTTAGGTTTAATTACTGTATTAAAGAAACTGCTTTATGCTTTAGAGTATAATCATTCTACAGAAAAAAACTTAATCATAGTTGATTCACTTTCAAATATGAAATCTGTAAGAAGTTCTCTACTTGGTGGAGAAGATATGGGTAAAACAAACAAACTTTTAAATGTTTTGTTTAGTAGCTTAGATAATACAATAAAAAATACTAATACTACTATTCTTCTTACATTAAAAGTTTATACAGATTTAAATAATGCTTACAATACAGAAGGTATTGTGGCAGGTGGAAATTCTGTAATTTATAACCCAAGCTTAATGTTAAATTTATCTGCTTTACAAGATAATCCAGAATTAAGTGATACAGATTTGACAGAAGAAAAGAAAAGAAGAAAAACTTCTCTTGGAAATTCTTTGAAAACTATCAGAGCAAGAGTTAAGAAAAGTAGATTTGGTACAGAAGGCAGAAACGCTTGGTTAGTATTGGATGCTACTTATGGATTAACAAAGTATTCTGGACTATTTCAACTTCTTTCAGATTTTGGTGTGTGTATAAGAAATGGTTCAAGATACACAATACCAGGTGTTTTTGTAGATGAAAGTGGAAAAGATATAAGCTTCTATAAAAAAGATTTCTTGGAAATGTTTTCAAAAGATGAAGAAAAATACATCAAACTTTTTCAAGAAAAAATGGACATAGCCGAAGAAGAAATAAAAAAGAAAAGATTAAACATTAATCTTAATATAAATGATTTAGATGATTCAGAAGATGATGAAATAAGCACTTTTGAAATGGCAAGAATTATGGAAGCAGAAATGGAAAACACGTCCGAGGAGGAGTAAATGAAATATAAAGCAGTTGGAAACTATGTTGTTTTAAAAGCAGTAGAAGAAACAGCAGCAGAAGATAAACTAACAGAAAATGGTGTAATTATACCAGCAATGTTTAATGAAAAAACAACTGGACAAATTATAAATAACCCTAACAAAGATGGGAAAATTAGAGCTAGATTCTATATTGATTCTATAGGTAGTGGTGTAAATAAAGACTGCTACAGTATTAACGTTGGAGATGAAGTTATAGTTAATGACTACGACGTTCAAACACAAGGTGGAGATAACGATGAAGTCTATGGACTTTGTAAAGTAGAATCAATCAAAGCTGTTGTAGAGAGATAATAAAAAAGCCAGTCAAATTTGACTGGCTTTAGGTTTTTAAAAATGGATTATAATAAAATTTTTTTATTGGATGTATACATAAATAACAAAGAACTCGCACTATTAGAAGCCATTTCTAAAGAGCAGAAAGAAGCTGGTCAAAGAGAAATGGCAAAAAAAGAATTAGATGTTTTTTATCGCTTGAGAAGCTATTTTCACGATAAATGGAATAACAAAAAAATAAAAACAAAAGAAGAATATGAACAAAAGAGAAAGGAATTTACTTTGTTAAATCATTTTGTTAATTTAGGTTTAGAAGAATCAAAACTTAATAATAAAGACGTTAATTCATATTTAACAAATGTTTTAGATACAAAACCAACTGCTTGGAGAACCGTTAGTGGCGATAATAATTCTTTAAACCAAGAAGATGGGAAATTACCATATTTTAAAATAAATGCACCAAAGTTTTCTTCTGAATATACAAAAGATGACATGGGATTTAGAACAAACACTAAAGAGATTAGAAAAAACATTAGAAAATTTATAGTAATGCATGAGTATGGTCATTTATATAATTTTTTAAAAAACGCTATAGAAACAGGGAAAGGATATATTGTAGATACAATCGAAGATGACCCAATAGAAGTAATTGATAGTGAAGGCAAGGCAAATGCATATGCAATAGATAATATGTATAGAAAAGACATTAGAAATCTTTTAAAAAATTCAAAAACTAACAAAAAAGATTTTGCCGAAGCAGCTGAAAGATTAAAAAAAATAGATAATGGGTATTATTTAAAAGATTTGTACAAAGTAGGAACTGCTATACATTCTAAAAAATTAAAAAAGTATCTTGATAGTATAGAAAAAGAATATGGTAATATAAAAGAGGATAATTACTTTGATTATTGACAAAAATTTTTTTATTGATATAGTATAGTTATGAAAAAAGAAGAAATAGAAAAAGACAAAAAAATTATTAATCACCCAGAAAGATATGGTGGTGATACAACTTATGAATGTATTAAAGTTTTATCGGCTTGGTTAAGCGAAGAAGAGCTTAAAGGATTTTTAAAAGGTAATGCAATTAAATACCTTTGCAGGGTTGGAAAAAAAGACGAAGCCGTTCAAGAGTTAAATAAAGCAAAATGGTATATTGATAAATTAATAGAAATTTCTTAAAATACTTCACAAAAAATTTAATTTTGTGATATAATAAAATCAAAGGAGAAAAATATGTTAGAAGAAAAATATAAAAATGCTTTTGAAATTTTAAATAAAATGGGTAAATCATTTAATGCTTTTGTAAAAAGTAATGTTAACTTTGATAGTTTTGATAATTTTCTAAGTTATATAGAAAAAGCAGAGAAAACAAAAAGCATAGTGCCATCAAAGCGCAATGGAGACTTTTGCTTTTTTCCATTAAGTACAGACATTTGTTCTAATGTTTTTATAAATGCTTATCCAGATGATTTAGAAATTACAGACTGTTTATATCCAGAAGATTTAAAAGAATACTTATTCTATCACCCTTTACAGTTAAGAATTGTTTATTATAAAAATAATAAAAGTAAAGACAAAAAAGCAATTAAAAAAATTAAAAAATTTTTAAAATCGCTAGACTTAACAGAGATCGGTATAAAAGATGCAACTAAACTTTTAGAATGTTATTGATAGTTTACTATTAGTTTTTTAAAATCATTTA